GCCCACGAGGCGGCGCAGTTCTTTGCGCGTTACGTCACGACGGATGAAAAAGCCACGGCCACGTTGGTGGTCGTTGCCGCAGGCGGGATCGAAGAACGTGTTCCACGGGTCCAGCGAGCCAGACGCTGGGACGATAGATTCGTTGATTTGAAGCACTTGCGTGCCGCCCTCTTGGGGTAGCCATACCTTGCTCGATTGACGGGCCGGAAAGGGGCCATGCATGATGCCTGTGCCCAATCGCACAGCGTTGTCGATCAGCTGGCGGCTTTCGCCGTTGAAGCTGCACTCGGTGAGGCTGTCGTCGATGGACTTCTCCATGCCCTCGGCAGACTTCTTGGCGGCCTCGATCACGACCTGAGCCTCTTGGTTGGCGGTCATGCCGGTGGGTTCGCCCGTGGCTGGGTTCACCGTGGGGCGCTCGTCACCCTGCATGGCTGCCACTTCTGGCACTGGCGTAGGCTTGATGCCCCAGTTCTTGTCGTCGGTGGGGAACAAGATCTCGCACATGCGAGCAATGGCTTGGTCCACCTTGGGGCGCACGATGTTGACCACGACGCGTGAGCGGTTGCCGTCGGTCACCTTGCGGGCGGGCGGGCCGTTACGTAACGTGTTCTCAAACTCACCGGTGGTGCTGTTGTGCTCGCCCCAGTAGAGCTGAGCCGACTTGCGCCAACGTTTCTCGACGCCGGACACAGCGCGGTACTGCACCCACTTGTCGCGCATCTTGGAGAAGACGCCGTGCAGCTGCTCGACCTCTTGCTTGATGCGCTGCTCATGCTGCTCTTGCGTCATGATGTCTTCGCCGTCGATGACTGCGAAATCGCGGTTGTTTGTTTCTTGGTTCATGGTTTACCTCAATAGCCCGTTACTTCGTCGAGTGCAGCCCAAGCATGGTGCTGCCCTGTTGGGACCACCCAATCGTCTTTCTTCTCGACTGGGTAAGCGAATGTCAGGGCCAAGCTATCAGCCCTGTCTGGTGATTTGATGCCGCGCTTCTTGGCGTCTTGCTTGCTCTCGAGCAAAAGCTCGCCGCCTTTGTAGCCGTACTGCAGGGCAGTCAGGTCCGTGATCAGCGCATTATCGTTTGGAATTGAGGCGCCGTTCTTGAGCCACTCGCGCATCTCGCGCCA